GATCGGCAGTTCACCAAAGGCGGAAAAAGCCGTGGCAGTCATCGCTCCTGGGTTTGCCAGGATCAAAACGCTTGTCGCAGCTCAGAAGTTGCGTTTGAGGCAAACAAAGCTATAATGCGAAGCGGTTGGCTACGAACCAGCCCATAGCTCAGGTTGGCTAGCTTGTCCCAAAAAATGGACGGCGGTCTGAGATCGACAGGAATTCACACAATCCCTGGCGGCCTCGGTCCGCCGTTTTTTTGTTGGAGAAAACAAGATGTCACTCAAGACCCAGCTAGCAAACTATCAAGCGCGAATGCAGGAAATCAGCGACGAAATCGAAGCTGTGGGAGCTGCTGCGGAAATCGAAAGTCGCGATCTGAACGATGAAGACAATGCGATGATCGCGACCTTGTCCGATGAGTACGACCGGGTTGCCAGTTCAGCACAGGCAGCCCAGAAGGCGCTGGCAGCCACGGAGAAAATCCGTCTTCAGCGAGAATTGCCAGCAGTGGTGGCAGCAGCAGACGACCGCAGCCGACGTGGTGCGAACAACGTCAGCGGATTGCCTGCACGTGTTCGCGGTCAACGGTCCAAGGTGTTCGATACCAACAAGGACGCGTTTGATTGCGGCATGTCGATCTACGCGATGATCGGTCACCGCCGAGCCAAAGAATACTGCACGTCGCAGGGGATTGAGATTCGCAACGCGATGGAGGAGGGTACGCCAAGCCTTGGCGGATATTCCGTTCCAGTGGAGATGGCCAATACAATCATCCGCCTGGTGGAGCAGTTCGGGGTAGCAAGGCAGTTCTGCCGCAACTACCCGATGGCATCCAACGTGACGGACATTCCAATGCGTACCGCTGGCCTATCCGTCAATTATATCGGTGAGGGTCTTGCGATCACTCCATCTGACCTGACCTTTGGTACGGCTCAGCTCGTGGCGAAGAAGCCAGCAATGATGAGCGTTCTATCGACTGAACTGGATGAGGATTCCGTGATCAACGTGGTAGACCTGATCACCACGGAGATGGCGATGGGATTTGCGTACAACGAAGACAACCAAGTCTTTAACGGAACGGGATCGCCAATCGAAGGGGTATTTGCCGCAGTGGCCGCTGGTTCGAAGGTCAACGTGGCGACCGCTGATGCGATCACCTTGGATGACCTGCACGCAGCAATGGGCAAGCTGCCACGATACCCAGGCATCATGCCTCGCTGGTTCTTCAATGCTGAGATGTTCCACACCAATGTGGCTCCACTTCTGGACGCACTCGGAGGAACAACGCAGCGGATGTTCGAAGAAGGCCCGCAGATGATGTTGCTGGGTTACCCCGTGACGTTCACTAACGTGCTGGCATCTGCAGGCGCGGCTGGCGTTGGCGTGTTTGGCGACCTATCACAAGGAAGCGTGCTTGGAACTCGCCGACAGGTGACGATCAAGCGACTTGATGAGCTGTACGCAGCCAATGACCAGATCGGCATCCAAGCAACCATGCGTCACGACTTCGTTGTCGTGGACCCAGGAACCGCTGGTGCTGCTGGTGCAATCATTACTATTAACTCGGCAGCATAATGACTTCGTGTCAAGTAATCATTGAGTTTATCGAGCCCACCCGAATACAGGGAATGGAACTGTTGGCAGGTGCCCGCGTGCGAATGCGGGGCACCTCCGCAGACTATTTCACCAGAAGGGGTCGGGCTCGATTGGTGGAAGACAAACCAGCAAAGCGAGCTAGAAAGAATGTCGACACCCTGGACAGTGCGTCGAACGATACCGCCGGTTGATCGTCCCGTGACGCTTGATCAGGTCAAGTTGAATCTGCGGCTAGCATCGCGCCCGATGCCACTGGATGCAGAGATACTCAATGCCATTGACGCTGCAACTGAGCAGTGGGAGCAGGATACGGACAATCCAGCAATCGCTGCGACCTTCCTACACGCGGCGTTTGCCTTCCCAGTTGGTCCGTCAGCAGTGCAGTTGTCCAAGCGTCCTGTTCAGTCAATCACCGAGATTGCCTACACGGACCAGGATGGCTCGCCGATGGTACTGGACCCGTCAATCTACTCACTGGACCAGGGGCGTCGTCAGGTCTATCTGCAATTCGAGCAGGCGTGGCCAATCGCTGCCGTGAGCAACGAAGCGGTTCAGATTAGCTATGTCGCTGGCTATCAATCTCAGTCGACCGTGCCGAGGTATGTTCAGCGTGCAATCATGCTGCAGGTTCACAAGTGGTTCATTGACCCTGGCATGGAGTTCACAGAAAACAGTAGCCACGACATCGCCTACGAGCGTTTGGTGATGAAACACCTAGCAACCTTCCACGCAGCATGACACGCCACCGATACGGGTTCCGCAATTACGTGGCTTCGTTCCAGCAGCACAATGGGAACGTCGATGATCACGGCACCCCGACCTACAGCATTGATCTTGACTGGGTGACGGTAGTTCCTGCATGGCCGGTAGAAAAGGTGGCAGCATCTGGAGGCGAGATACTAAGGGGCAGGCAGATTGCGGCATCGACTACGCACGTGCTTTATGGCGAATACTTCAGCAGTGATGGGATAACACCAGAGCAGCGGTGCGTTATCGATGGCGAGATTTACCAGATAGTTAGCGTGATGGACCTTGAGGGGCGCAACCGCGAACGACGTGTAGAACTGCGCAGGGAGAACTGATGGGAGTCATTGCGAAAACGCGCATCGAGGTGAATCGACTTAAACAGCAGAAGTACCGCGCACGTAAGAAGCAGGCTGCTGCAATTGGCGCATTGGTGCAATCTACCGACAAGGCAACGCAGGAGTTTTTGCAAAAGTTCCCAGTTGCAATGCGTGAAAAGATACTGAAACAGTCAGTGAGGGCGGCCAGTAGGATCGTTGCTACGGAGGTACGGAAGGAACTGCGGAAGGCCGGAAGGATTCCTGAGTACGGAAACAGTGGACCGATCCGACCGAAAAGCACCGACGGACAGAAGGCGGCAGCCGATACAGCGAGACGATACAGAAGAAAGCCTCGGACGACATCCAAGAACGCGACAATCGGTCGCTCGAAGGTAACGGGCACGCGAAACAAATGGTCGTTTGGTGGTCCGCGTGGCCACAAGATGCTGCAGCGTCTGTATCGCAAGTGGGACATGTACGACTCTGCCGGTGTGAAGATAAAAACCTACAACAATGATCGTTTGATACTTGGGATGACTGGGTTTCGAGATCGCAAAGGGTCGCAAGCCTGGATACTAGAACACGGCGGGACGATCAAGCTGTGGGGAGGCAAATCGTACCGTCTGCCAGCTAGACCGTTCATGCGACCAGCATCTACTCGCTCACTGCCACAGCAGCGAAAAGCGATGGAAGACAAGATGAAAAAGGAGTGGACGAAGCTATGACCAACGACATAGGCGCGGCGGTTCGTTCTCTGATACTCCAGTCCTCCGATATTCAAGACATGGTAGGACAACGGGTCTACTCGGATCAGCTTCCGCAGGGGGCCAAGACGCCTGCAATTGTTTATCTGCTTGTGACTGAGATTGCCAACGACATCCTTGGTGGTCCGTTGGGGATGGAAGATGCGACGTTTCAACTTGACTGCTACGGTGCAACGCGAGCTGAGGCAATCAAGCTCTGGGGCTATGTCAAGCCGCATCTAGCAGGATACCGAGGCGATGTGAACGGGGTTCCGATCCGTACTGTCTACCAAGACTCAGGCGTTTCCTACGCCACCGATCTACCAGAGGCAGGGAGCGATGCCTATCGCTATCGCTGCGTTCAAGATTTTGGATTTGTTTACGGTTCCCTTCAGAGGAGTTGTTGAGATGGCATACGTTGGAGATACAGGTGTTGGCGCGACGATCACTCTGGATTCAACAGGGGAGATCGGATGCGTTCGTACGATGCAATTGCCAGATTGGGCAATGGAAAAAATTGACGCGACTTGCTTGGATTCCTCTGGGTTCATTCGCTACATCCCAGGTGATTTAACCGATCCTGGAGACGTAACAATTGAGGCAATCTTTGCAGCCACCAACACAATGCCAGTTCCCGGTGTTGTTGAGGACATCACGATCACCTTCCCAGTCGGAGTATCTGGCAATACGGCCG